GCGGGGGCTAAAAAAGCCTTACGTGACGTGGGTTTACAAGACGACGACGCTGTTCATGACATGCGTGAGATACGCGACCTTCTAGACTCTTGGCGCTCGGCCAAACGTACTGCGGCAAATACCATAATCAAGGCTTTTACCTACGTTTTCTTAGGTGCCCTGCTAACGGGGTCCTACTTTAGTTTCATCAACAAGCCTTAGGTGCGTATCATGAGCCACTTCCAGACCGCGCTAGTTGCCGAGGCTGTGGATGGTGGATGGCGGCTACACGCCCCACTGGTGTATTATAGCGACGTTCTGGGGCGCACAGTGACTGTGCCTGCGGGGTATTGCACTGATCTGGCGAGTGTCCCCAGAATATTCCGGTGGATAGTCCCCGTAGCCAATGCTAAAAACCGGAAGGCAGCCGTGGTCCACGACTACTTATGCACCCACGGCGACGGCGTTGTTAAGAACCAAAAGCAGGCGGATAAGGTGTTTCGAGAAGCACTGAGCGTACTAGGTCTGGGAAAGTTTAAGTCAGGCGCGCTTTATTACCCCGTGCGTATGTTCCAGTCGATCAAAGGGTGGTTTAAATGAACAAGATACTACTGACGGCCCTAGGGGCTTTTTTGCTTACTGGCTGTACCCAGTTGAATAGTTTAGAGATTACGCCGGAGGACAACGCTATGGCCTGTCTAAAAGGCAGCACTAACGCCGCAGGTTCTTTCCTTGGTGCGAATGTGTCGGGTATTACGGTTGAGCTACCGGCCTCTGTAGACACCTCTAACTGGACTGCGGAAGACTGGAAGACCCTAGCAGAGCTTTGCGACTAACTTACGAGAGAAATAAAAATGATAAAAAATATACTGAGATCCTTGTTCGCTCCCGTTGTAGGCAGTTCAGACCACGAAGATCGTTGGGTCGGTCTGGATGATTTAGGTGTTTGGACCTATCACACCACCAAAGATACACTTGGAAAAAAAGTCCATTTTCATCTTACGGTAACGGAAACAGACCATCCAGACACGGCGGCTGATTTATACCATGTTGAGTTTGATGCTAGCTGCAACAACCAACACAAGTCTGGTGATGTGGCGATAAATGAAGAATTTACATGTGAAGTAGACACTAATTTTTGGAGTGACACCAAGTTCACTGTGACCATTACCTCTACTAAAGGCTCGGCAGACGCCGGTGTTCTCTTGCATGTAATCACAGACACCAACAGCTAGTGACCGAAAAACTACTTGAAATGCTCAAGCGCCACGAAGGTGTACGGTCTAAGGTGTATTTGTGCTCTGCGGGCTACGAGACTATTGGTGTGGGACGAAACATCTCAGAATCTGGTATGGGCCTGTCCGATGACGAAGTTGACTACCTGCTACAGAACGACATCGAGCGTGTTATCAAAGAGCTAAGTGCCGAATATCGTTGGTTTAATAGCCTTGATGATGTGCGAAAAGATGCTATGATTGACATCAGTTTTAACCTTGGTGCCACTAGACTTCGTGGTTTCAAGCGCGCATTGGCAGCTATGGAAGTTGCCGACTATAAAATGGCCGCAAAAGAGTTCTTAGATTCCAAATGGAGTCGGGACGTTAAAGGCCGTGCTACCGAACTCTGCTACATGATTGAGATGGGTAGTTACCTATAATGAGGTTAAGAAATGCCGCTTCAGAAACTACAATTCAAGCCCGGGGTTGACCGCGAGAATACGCGCTATGCTGCCGAAGGCGGTTGGTACGAGACCAACAAAGTGCGGTTCAGACGGGGTATGCCTCAGAAGATCGGTGGGTGGGTGCGCCTGTCTAATGCTACTTTTCTTGGCATCTGCCGGTCTATGCTCAACTGGGTTACTCTTCAAGGGCAAAACCTCGTCACTGTAGGCACTAACCTCAAGTATTACATCGAGCGTGGTGGGGCTTACTACGACATTACCCCTATCCGGTCCACAGTAACTCTTACTAACCCTTTCGATACTACTAGCGGCTCTGCCGTTGTTTTGGTTACTGACGTTGCTCACGGTGCCTTAGAGGGTGACTTTGTGACGTTCAGCGGGGCTACGGCTGTTGGTGGGCTAACCCTGAATAACGAGTACCAGATCAGCCTGATCGACGAGGACTCCTACAACATTACTGCCGAGACTACGGCATCCTCTAGCGCCACGGGCGGCGGCACTGTTACTGCGGCATACCAAATCAACACGGGTAACGAGATTGCTGTGCCTTTTACTGGTTGGTCTGCGGGTGCTTGGGGTTCTGGCACATGGGGTTTTGGCGGTACTACTAATGCCCCTATTCGTTTGTGGAGTCAGTCTAACTTCGGTGAGGACTTATTCTTTACCTACCGTGGCGGAGCGCCTTTTTACTGGGATGCTACCAACGGAGTGACTACCCGTGCGGTCTATGTGTCTTCGCTTGGCGGTGCGTCAGACGTTCCTATCATAGTTAACAAGGCGTTCGTGTCAGACATCTTCCGGTTTGCGTTTTGCTTTGGTGCAAACGATCTGGGTACTAGCGTGCTTGATCCTATGCTTATCCGTTGGTCTGACCAAGAGGACGTAGCTAACTGGACTCCTAGTGCTACTAACCAAGCCGGTAGCCTGCGCCTCTCACGAGGCAGTGAAATAATTACGGCTATCCAAGCCCGTCAGGAAATTTTGGTCTGGACTGATACAGCCCTGTACGGCATGCAGTACTTAGGCGCTCCAGAAGTTTGGGGTGCGCAGCTACTCGGTGACAACATCACAATAGCCAGTACTAACGCAGCAGTATATTCCGGCAACATTGCGTATTGGATGGGTACGGATAAGTTCTACCTCTACGACGGTACGGTTAAGACACTGCCTTGTGCGGTGCGCAGCTATGTGTTTAACGATTTCAATACTTCGCAGTACGCCCAAGTTATTGCAGGTACTAACGAGCGGTTCGATGAGATTTGGTGGTTCTACTGCTCTGAAAACTCTACCCAGAACGACCGCTACGTGGTCTATAACTACCTGCAAGACATTTGGTACTATGGCACGCTATCGCGCAGTGCTTGGATCGACGCTGACCTGAGAGAAAACCCGTTAGCTGCTACGTACAGCAACAACTTGGTCAACCACGAAGTGGGCTACGACAACCAAGAAACTGTTACGCCCGCTGCCATTACAGCTACGCTAGTATCCTCTGAATTTGACTTGGACGACGGCGATAAGTTTATGTTTGTTAAAAGAATGTTACCGGACGTAACGTTTGAGGGTTCAACCGCCAATAGCCCTGCTGCTGTGATGACCTTGCTGCCTATGACTAACTCCGGCTCCGGGTATAATAACCCTACTTCAGAAGGGGGTGTTGACAACGCTACGGTAACTCGCGGGGCTGTTGTGCCTATTGAGGAGTTTACAGGGCAGGTCTTTGTGCGAGTACGTGGTAGGCAGATGGCGTTTAAAATCGAGTCTACTGAGCTGGGTGTGGCTTGGAAGTTAGGTATACCACGTCTGGATATGCGGCCCGACGGTAGGAGGGGCTAGTGGCTAATCGGCTAGTACAGAAAGTTCAAGTCCCTGCGCTGCCAATACCCAAGGATAGTCCGCTTAAGCAGTATCTGGACGACCTGAACAACATCTTGCGTCTGTTCTTTAATCTGCTATCTAACGCAGTGAACACCGTATTTGGAGAGCTAGGGGGCCGGTTTATTGACGTGCCCAATGCGCTATACTTCTCCACAGTAGATCAGCCCATAGCGGTGGTAGATACAGCGCAGGTTGTTACGTTCAATCAGACATACTTGGAAAGCGGGTTTTCGATTAACGGCGGAAGCAATAGCCAGATAACTGCCACGTATGGTGGGGTTTACAACTTTCAGTTTACTACGCAGATTGCCAGTGGCTCGGCTAGCTCTAAAACGATATACCTTTGGATTTCGAGAAACGGTACAGATTTGGGTTACACGGCTAAAGATGTAGTTTTGCAGGGTTCTAGTGACGTTAATGAGGCGACTTGGAACTTTAACTTGGACTTGGCGGCGGGTGAGTACGTAGAGATGAAATGGTCGTCTGATGATATAGATGCCTCTCTTAATGCTGAAACCCCAGCTAGCCCACATCCGGGCATACCGTCTGCTGTAATTACAGTTAACTTTATTTCCGCACTGCCTGAAGTGCGACCAACACCTCCGTAGGTGAGATGATATGGCTGGTACACCAAAACAGAGTGGCACTTCCGCTGGCGGCATGACTGTACGCGGTTACAATTTGCAGAACTCGCTAGGCAAGGTAAATATAGCTGGGCTATTCAACTCTACAAGCGACCCTAGTGGTGTTTTAACCGTTGACGCGCAAATCAACGACTATATAAATAGAGACCCCAATGCTTATGATTCCGATGGGGCCGAAGCACCTACAACGTATAGCACAGGAAGTGACCGTAAACTTACCAGTGAAGAACTACGGGACATTTTTTCGGATAACTTAACTGCCGGGGATATATACGGCGACACGCTTGCAGGGTATGAAGGAGTCCGAGACGCAGTAACTAGCGCTGTTATTGCCGCAATGCAAAATGACTACCTGAATTCTATATTAGAAACCCAGCTAACCCCCGAAGAGGAAGAAGCTCAACTCCTTGGTCTTACCGTAGCCCAAATGAATGCCAAGACCGAGGACATGCTGGATAGCATCCTTAGCTCGCAAGGTGAAAACGAAACAGGGTTTGTTAACGAAAGTGCTCGGATAGCGGCGGAAGGCATACTCAAAGGTAAAATTGCCCAAGCGGGCGTTACTGACCCCGCAGCACAAGAAGCTGCACTTAAGTCGGCTATGGAGTCCCTTGAAGGTGGCGCTTCTGGGCTTGAAGCAGTTAAAGCAGCAGCAGGCGGTGCTCAAGACTACGTCGAAGAACTTCTTAAAACTGCTAAAGATATTATAGATAAAGGTTACGACGCCACCATAGGTAAGCTTCCAGAAATACTAACTCCTGAAAGTATACTTGCTGACATTATTAGCGGGAATGTTACCGCCGTCTTTGAGATAGGGGAAACAGGCGGCGCGCTTCCCAATGCTACCTCTCCTATTTTTGGTGGTACTGTAGGTACGGTTGGGGGTGGAACTAACGTAGGCATTATGACCACGGGTAACGCAGTGCTTGACGCAGTTATACGGGCCGCCGAGGGTGGTGTAGACGCTGGGGATATAGAGTCTGTGGTCGGAGCAGTTATATCAGCCAACACAGGTATCCCCACTGATGTTGTAAATGCGGGTATAGGCGGGGCTAAAAGCGCTATAGAAGCCGCTAAAACGGTTGTAGGATCAAGTGTAACCGGCGAAGACGATGATGATGACGGTGACGACACTGCGAATGTAACGCTAACTGGTGGGACACTTACAACTAGAACCTGCGAGGACGGTAGCTTAGTAGGTGTAAATGATCTTTGCCCGGAAGACCTAACTACTATTACCGGCGGGGA